TACGAAGACCCGCTCACCGTGCTCGGCAAGGTCTCCTACCAGCGCCAGTTGGTACGCGACGCAGCGGGCGCCGAGACCGTCTCCGAAGTCACCGCATACGTCCACCCCGACGACGCGGAGCCGTTCGTCCCTGGGGCTCGCGTCGTGATTGACGGCTCCATCACCTACGTCATCACGGCTGGTCCACAGGGGCGTCCCGGCGAGGCCGTGCAGGTCAAAGTCACATGCAAATGACAACTCAGGAGGTTTGACCGATGCCTTGGTACAAGCTGCCGCACTCAAACCTCGTCATGTGGTTTGACCAGAAGATGCCGGACCTGAAGCCGGGCAAGAAGCCGGGCGTCAAGCACGTCAAGCCCGCGCCCAAGCCCAAGAAAGAGACTGAGGCCACGTGAGCCTTTCCAGCATTGTTGTCCGCGCAGACCACACAGCCGCGGTCAAGGCGAGGATGCACGCCGCCGCAGCCGCGGCGCTCAAGGATGCAGCCGACGAACTGTTGCGCGTTGCCACCCCGGACGTGCCCGTGTCGCCCAATACCGGCGGCGGATTCCTGCGCGACTCCGGCAAGGCAGAGGTCGACGAGTCTGGACTGCGCGCCCAGGTCTCATACGTCGGCCCATCCGACAAGCCGTTGCTCCCGGTGTGGGTGCATGAGGACACGACGGCCCCGCACACGACCGGCCGCGCCAAGTGGTTGGAAATGGCCGCCAAGGAAACCGCCAAGCTACTCGGCGTCAAAATCGGCGTGAGCATCAAGGGGAAGATGGGATGATTTCGCGCGCCCTCGCCAAGTACCTGGACGATGAGACGCTAGTCACCTACTCACAGGCATCCGGCGGCGACTGTTTCCTCGAGCACCTGCCGGACACGCCGGACGTCGACGTGATGATTCTCTCGACGGGCGGCAACCCGACTCCGGCCGCGGCCACGTGGGGCTACGACGAGCCCACCGTGCAGATCATGGTGCGCGGCGCGCCGAATGACCCGGTGACCCCGCAGGAACGCGCTGTGGCCCTCTACAACGCCCTCCAGGGGCTGCGTTACACCGTGCTCGACCCCGGCGGCCCCGACGAGGTCTCGCTCATCGTCTGCGAGTCGTCCCAGACGGCGCCCGTCAACATCGGCACCGACCTCAAGAACCGCTACCGCTACACGCTGAACTTCGCCCTGCACGTCAGGGCACTCACCGCCCACCGAGACTAGTGGGCCGGCGGCCGTTTCCGCGACCGCCAGCCCGGTAGACCAGCCCAGCAGAACCACTGAGAACCACCAGACATAGAGGAGCATAACATGCCCGGCACGCCCGACAAAGTTCTGAGCAGAGACTTCAAAATCGCAGTGAACACCGGCACCGTCGAGACGCCCGTCTACACGGACATCGGCGGCCTCGACGAAGACGGTATCGCCCAGGCCGTGTCAAGCCGCACGGTCGACTACATGGACGCCAACGACAACGGCGTCGCCAAGCCGGTCCGCATCGGCCTTGGCTACACCTACTCCCTCAAGGGTGCCCGCATGGAGTCCGTCGTTGACGGCGTGCGCGACCCCGGACAGGCGGCCGTCGAGGCGACGCAAGACATGACCGGACTCGCCGGCATGTTGATGTACCAGATCACCAGCCCCGCCGCCACGACCCCCGAGGTCGTCACATTCAGCGCCACCGCTGAGGTCAACGCGATGGGCGGCGGCGACAAGACTGCCTGGACCGCCACGCTCCAGTGCTTCGGCACGCCCCTAAGGTCGTAGGGGTGCCCGGCAAGTACATCGACGCCGAGCAGGCGCTGGCCTCGCTCGACCAGACCCCCGTCACGCTCAAGAACTTCCAGGGCCGCGACTGGGAACTGTTCTCAGCCATGCCCGCCAAGCCCGTATTCAACATCCTCCTGCGTGAGGCTAGCGGCCACGCGCAGGAGGAGCTGGGCGGCGGCGAGTTGCTCAGGATGCTGGGCGAGATGGTGCCGGCGGAGGTCTTCGATGCGTGGCTTGAGGGCGGCATGACGACCGACCAGGTCGTCGTCCTGATGGACGCCATCATGGCGGCCTACAACGGCGCCGGCGCGAGCGAAGAGGGGGAAGCCGAGGCCCCCAAGAAGGGGCCTATGCGTTCCTTGAAAACTGGGTCGCGGTAGAGGCTGACTTTGCCCGCGAATACTCAATGGACCTGCTTCACGAATTGGACGCCGGCATGAGCTGGCGGCGCTTCCGTGCGCTCCTCGCCGGGCTGTCAGCCGATTCGGTGTACGGCTACGCAATCCGCCGGGGCACGGCGTCCAGGCCGCTGACCGCGGCCGACGCGCCGGCGTACTTCGCAAGCTTCCCAAAGGCAGGTGAATGATGGTAGTTGCCGACCTGATGGCCAAGCTGGGCCTCGACACAAGCGCATTCGACCGCGGCTTGGATGGAGTTACAAGGAACAGGGGCCTCGCGAACCTCGGCGGGCAGCTGACGAGGAGCATCACCCTGCCGATTGCCGCGGCCGGCGCCGTGTCTGTCAAGATGGCCGCCGACTTCGAGGCATCGATGACGCTCATTCAGACGCAGGCCGGCGGGACTGCCAAGGACGTCAAGTTCCTTAGTGACGCCGTCCTCAACATGAAAGACGTCCAGCACGGCCCCAAGGAACTTGCCGACTCGCTCTACCACCTCAAGTCCGTGGGCATGGACAACGCGCATGCGATGGATGCGCTGACCGCCTCCGAGCACCTCGCATCTGTCGGCGGTAGCGATCTTGAGACTACCACGAATGCCGTCGCGAGCGCGTTCAAGTCTGGCATCTCCGGGGCGCAGAACTTCAACCAGGCCGCGGCTACCATCAACGCGACCATCGGCGCCGGCAACTTGCGCCTGGAAGACTACGTGTCCGCCATGGGCACCGGCATCATGGTCAACGCAAAGCAGGCCGGGGCCTCGCTGACAGACGTTGGCGCCGCCATCGCCATGTTGACCTCGCGCGGCATCCCAGCAACGCGCGCGGCCATGTCCCTCAAGATGGCGTTCGCGGCCATGGCAGCGCCGACAGACAAGATGTCAAAGGTGCTCGACGATATCGGGCTGAAGCAGTTCGACCTCGCCAACGCAATACGCAAGGGCGGCCTGCCCGCCGCCGTCAATCTGCTGAAAGACCACCTGGACGGGCTCTCCAAGACGGCGCAGACCGCGGACCTCACCAAGATGTTCGGGGCGAAGTCGTCTCAGGCGATTTTGACCCTGATAGCCAACACGAAAGACTATGCCAGAGTCCAGAAGCAGATCGTAGACAACGCGACCAGCGGAGCGTTCCAAAAGGCGATTGAGGCGCAGGGCGAGGACGCCGCCGCAAAGTGGAAAGAGGCACTAGCGAATCTGAGCAAGGCTGCGGTCAGAATCGGCGACGTGCTGCTGCCGGCTGCCGCGAATATCGCTACGGCGGTCGGTAAGGTCGCCGGGGCGCTCGACGAACTAGGCCCCGCGGGAACGACAGCCGTCGTCGCATTCGCTGGGGTACTCGCCGCCGCCGGCCCCGTGCTCACCATTATGAGCAAGATTTCCATGCTCAGGATGGGGAAGGCGCTGAGCGGACTCGGCGGGGGCGTCCCCGTGGTAGTTCCGGGCGGCGCTGGAGCGGCGGCCGCAGGCGGAGGCGGAGCGGCGGCAGGTGGGGCGGCCGCGAAGGGCCTCGGAACCGTCGCCGTCAGGTTCGTCCCCGCAGCAGGTGCCGCTGCCGGCATCACCACGATCTTCGTAACGGGCCTGGACGCTGGACTCAAGCAAGCCGCGGCGAACAGTACCGCCAAGAAGTCATTCTGGCAGGACTTCTTCAGCACGTCAGGCGCCATACTCACAGGCCCGGGCGACTGGTTCAGCAAGCTGATGGGCAACGACAAGCCGTTTCTGACCAAAGTGCAGCAGGATGTCAAGAATGCAGCCGAGGCCACCGGCGATGCCATGTCGAAGCTCGGCGCCAAAGCCGCCACCGCCACCGGCCCCGCATTCGACCGCATCCGCGAAGAGATGACGAACATTCAGAAGCTTACTGACAAGGGCTTCGAGTTCGGCGACATCAAGGGGAAGCACACCGATTCGCAACTGCGCAGCATCCGCGACCGCATCATGTCGACGTTGCACGTTACGAAGAAGCAGGCCGACACCATCATGGCGAGCCTGTTCAAGGACTGGCGCCCGCAGAATACCGTAATGCCGAAGATCAATGCGGCCATGGCCGCCGCCGAGGCGCGCATGGACAAAATGCGGGCCAACGCGAATCGCCAGATACAGATGGGCAACGTCAACAACACGGCGCTCATCAACTCAATCAGCCAAGTAACTGGTGCCTTCAACAACATGGGCTCGGCGGCGCGCACCGCCGGAGACGCTGCTGTCAACGCGCTTTCGCACGGCTCCTATCGCGGCCACTTCGCGGGAGCCACCGGAGCCGTCGTCACGCGCCCCACATTCGCGCTCATTGGCGAGTCCGGCCCCGAGGCAGTCGTCCCGCTCAACACCGCAGACGGCGCCAGCGCGCTCAGCGGATCGTCCCGCGGCAGCGATGGCAGCAGTAACGTTACCAACCTCACCTTCGGCAGCGTCAGCGTCGTTCTCCCGCCCGGTGACTACGGGGACTCCGAAGACGCTGGCTCAGCCGCCGCCGACGCCTTCATGCAGCGCACCCGCGAGATCGCGAGGGGTTACTAATGGCCGTACTGCTCGCTCAGCTGCCCGGGCCGATCAATCTGCGGCTCGTGCTCAGCGACCTCAAGTTCGCCGATATCCTCCAGGACCTCGTGACCGCCAAAGGCAACCGCTCCGGCGTGCCGCGCGTCTTGTCCGTCGACCACAACGAAACCCGCGAACTGGCCGGCACGCTGCACCTCGAGGGCGCGAGCAAGGACGACGCCATCGCGCAGATTCGGGCCATCAATTCCCTCGTCACGGTCGGCACGACGCTCACCTTGCAGTCGACAGGCGCGACGGGCGCGGTGACTCTGAACGTCCTGCCGAGCCGCGGAGCATCGCAGCCGCTGGACGAGCTCTTCGAGCTTGACGGAGCCCCCGTCCTGGCGAGTTGCGCGTTTTCCTTCACCTGCGAGCCCTACGCCTACGGCCCCACGCAGATCGTCTACAGCCAGTCCGTCACCCTGCCGAACGTCATTAACATCGACGTGCCGGGCGATTACCGGACGCCGCTGAACATCGCTTTCAACCCCACCAGCGACGCGGTTCACGCGCTGTACATGGGCATGCTGCCGAATCAGACGACGCCGCTACTCTCGCTGCTCAAGCCTTCGTGCTACGCGGCATACAGCTACATCGGCACGATTGCCACCGGAAACCCCGCCCATGTCAACCTGCCGGGGCACGGACTCACCACGGGCCAGACGGTGGAGTTTTGGAACGGGGGTACGACCCCGGCCACCAACGGCATCCCCTACGTCGTTACGGTTCTCGACGCGAACAACTTCACCATCCCCGTTGCCGTCACGGCGGGGGGCTCCGTCAACGTGACCCGGTTCACGACGCCGAACACGGGCGTGCAGGTTGTGACGGGTGCCCATACGGGCGCCTATGGCGGCCGTGCGTCGAACTACGGCGGGGGCACGGCGTGGGCGAGCTGGCAGATCGACGACCGCCTGTTGCCGCCGGGGACGTACCTGCCACTGGTCCGCGCAGCGCAGGAAGGCGCGGGGACCAACAATCTGCGCTTCGCCGATTATTTTGTGACGGAGAATGGCATCGCCCTTGCCAATACCGGGGCCGCCTTTTCCTTGGAACCGATGCCGCAGGCGGTGCACCTGCCCTATTACAAGATGTCATTCCCGGGGGCGGCATGGAAAGCTCCGGCGCTCTGGTGGCTCAACGGAGGGGGCGTCGCAACCCTCGACTACCTCGCGCTCATGCCGACGACCTGGGGTTGGGCATCAGTCCACTTCCCGAGCGCCGACGCGGGCTCGTACATGATCACCCTCGGCTACGACGGCACGGTCTACAACGGGAACGTCGCCTATGATGGCGGCCGCTCCGGCGGCATGTCCGCCGTCGGTGAGCAGAGCATCTTCATGGTCCCCGGCGCGCGTCACGACGCGGCCCGCTTCACGACCATCGAGGGCAACCTCGTCATCGCCGCCGTCCCGCGGTACGCGCTATGGAAGTGACCCGGTGACGGCGTTCCTCTGGACAAACTCGTACCTCTCCGAGATATCGGCCGACCTGGCGACCATCCGCGCGGCGGGCATCGACGTGCTCTTCAGCGCCCAGATGAGCCAGGGGCCTGTATGGGCAGGCCGGCCGGTCTCGGCGTCCGATGCGCAGATGCTGGCCTATCTCGACGCGCTCCACGCCGCCGGCCTGCAGACCATGCTCGAAGTCCAGTTCCTTGGCAAGTACGTGGTTTCGGGTCGCCCGAACAAGATGCTGGGGCCGGCGGGCTACACCGCCAACATCATCCCCACGATGACCTCGAACACGGCCCCCAGCGGCGTGGCCTCGTCGAGCAGCCAGCTGAACCCAGGTTACGCCGCATGGAAGGCGCTTGACCACCAGAACGCCGACATCTACGGATGGTTCTCATCATCGAGCGGCCCTCCTTTCTGGCTCCGATACCAATTCGCATCTGCGCACGTGGTCACGCGCTATGCCGTCACGTCGCGTAATGAAGCGTCCCCGCGTCCGCCGAAGACGTGGGAGCTCCAGGGGAGCAACGACGGCGCCACGTGGGACACGCTGGACTCCCAGACGGACATCACCGACTGGGCCGCGCTGTTGAACGAGCGCAAGGTCTTCGACATCGCCAACGCCACGCCTTACGTCTATTACCGTCTCTACATCACGGCCGGCAACAATGCCACCTACGTGGGCGTCGGCGAGCTGGAGATGATGACCGAGGGCAACGAACTGGCCAACCTCACCGCCTACGTCAACAAGTGGAAGACGCATCCGGCGGTCTGGGGCTGGTACGCCGACGACGAGGGCGGCGCGGAGTACCCTATCGCGACCCGCCAGCAGGTCTACAACACCATCAAGGCCGCGCACCCGGCGGGGCAGGTGTGGGAGACTCACTACGCCCTCGTGGCAGGGGCCTACTCCCCGGACGTTCACGACGTGTTCGCCATGGACGCGGGTTCGGCCGGCGTGTCCTACGTCTACAAGTATGACGATACCCCAAGCCCGCCCCACTTCGGCTGCATCTCCAGGACCACCGGGCTAGTCACGAGCGCAGGCCTCGAGGCGAATGCGCTCGACGGATTCAGGAACAACCTCATCTCGCTCAAGGCAGCCCTCGACGCAGCGGGGGAGACGAACTACCTGGTCTGCATGCAGGCGTTCAAGCAGACCACGGCTGGCCCCTTCGCTATGCCTCCCTCGGTCGGCCTCTCGAAAATCTTTGCCGAGGTACAGGCGGCGGGCTGGAACTTCTACGGAACGGGCTGGTTCCTGTGGAAGTCGAACGACGCATCCACCCCGGGCGAGAATCTGGACGGCGTGGGGGAGACTGCCTACGCGGCGCAGCGGGCCGAACTTGCGACCATCGCCGCGACCCCGCTCGCGCCCTTCCATCTGTACGAACCTCCGCGCCAGGTCGAGCCGACCCTGGCCACCTACTGCGTCAAGGTCGCCGGCAATGACATCACCGAGCTGGTCGACCTCGACACCCTGCACCGCAGCATGAGCGAGCGCGGCGAGGCGTCGGCGACCATCGACATCCCGGTGGCCAGCGAGAACGAGGTACCCATCAACGGGCTCGCGCGTGACGTCGCGGTCGAGATCATCGTCGACGGCGGGCGCGAATGGCTGGGACACGTGGTCGCCGTGCACAAGCCGCAGCCGCAGGACCTCGCATACGTGCTCGACTGCGCCGGCGGCTGGGACGTGTTGCATCACTGCGCGCCGTGGTGCAAGGGGTTCGTGGAGACGCGGTATGACGAGTGGGTACAGGTCTCCGAGCCCGCTGCCGCGCTAGTCTATCTGCTTCCCAGCGCCGCCGTCACCACGGACACCGACGGCCAGCTTTTACTCATGTTCCCCAAGGGTGGGGACCTGAAGGTAAATCAAGGCATCGCGGTGGCTTATTGGCTGTTCGGGGGCATGAACCCCGATTCGCACATCAACCGGGTCACCTTTGATTGGATCACCGGAGGCAACACGACGAGCATGTATTGCGTCGCCAGTCTTCAAGACGGGCCGTATGATGCGGGGTCGAATTTCACCTTCTTCTTCGAGGACGTGCAGCCTCCGGGAAGCGGGTCGGCCGACTTCGACGTTGACGCTGAGTTGCCTGGCTTCGTACCAGGGGCTCTCATCTTCATGGTCCAAGGTGAGGCCGACGTCACGCTGACCGCCGACACATTCCTGCAGATTCGCAACCTGCGCATCTACATCGACCGCACCACCGCCCCGCGCGTTGACGAGATCGTCGCCGCCATCGATACCGACGTGCGCCCGGGTGCTCCGGGTCCGATCACTGAGCCCATCGGCGCCCCGCTCACCGCGTTCATGCTCGACCCGTTCATGACCCCGGCCGACGGCATCGCCGTGGCGCTCACCAAGGCCGCCTTCCCGCCGCTCTGTGGCATCTTCGCCAATCAGCTCGTCATCAAGAACCGGCCGACCGCGCCGCCGGACGCCTCCCGTCTGTGGACCGTCTCCGAGCAGCTCACGCCGGGCCTCGAATGGGGCGTCGAGGTCGATGAGGAGCAGTCGGTCGACTTCGTGGGCGTCGCGTACAACATCCTCGGCGATGCCACGCTGCCCGACGGCACGCCGCAGATCATTTATTACAACCCGACCGCGCAGCCGTGGAGCGCCTCCGCCCGCTCCGCGCTCACCGACGGTGGCGACCTGACGGTGGTCGAGGCGGCGTTCTACGCGGAGCAGGGATACCACTACCTGCACCGGCTCGTGAGCGGCCCCGTCACCATCCCCTACGTCGTGCAGGACGCGAACGGCAACGAGCGGCCCGCCGACGTGATTCGCGCCTGGGACTGGGTGCAGAACGTCGGCAGCCTCGACGCCGCGACCGCCGGCCCGTTCCTCGTCAGTGAGGTCGAGCACCAGGGAGGCATCGCGACGCTGACCATCGGCGCGGCGGAGGCATACGCCTACAACGGCCCCGACCGCATGCCGACCAAGGGGCGCTACGTCGGGGCCCACCGGGTGCGGACGAAGACTAAGCAGCGCGTCTCGTTCGCGGAGTACTGGAAGTGGAAGCACCGCAAGGACAAGAAGAAGCCGAAGATGCCGCGCCATCACGCCCGGTACGGGACGATTCGCGGCTGGAAGTGGCAGGACGTGGAGGGCACGTACATATGAGGAGCCGAGGATGACCGACAACCCGACATACAGCTTGATGGGCGGCAGCGTGCCCCACCCCGACCCGACCATCCTCACGACCGAGGCCCTGCAGCGCGCGATAAGCACGCTCCGGGAGTCCATCGCGCTACAGATAAAGCACGAATCCGAGTCTCGCATTGCGGCGGACCTGAACCTGCAGTCGCACGTCGACCTTCAACAGAACATCCGCAACGAGAAGTTCGAGGCTGTGGCTCGGGAGATGAGCCTGGTTGAGGACTCGCGGGTTGAACAGAAGCAGGATGCTCTGGCTAGCCTTGCAGCGGCCCTCTCCGCAGCCAAGGAAGCCGTGAAGGAACAGACCACGGCATCGGCCTTGAGCATCAACAAGTCGGAGAACGCCACCAACGAACAGCTGAAGCAGCTGACCGTGACATTCACCACCGCCATCGAGGGCGTGAACAGGACCATCATCGACCTCAAGGAGCGCGTCGGCAAAAACGAGAGCGTCCAGGCGGCGCAAGGCGGAGTGGGGGAAGGCAAGGAGCAGAATCAGGGACTGGTCTTCAACATCATCATGGGGCTGGTCGCCATCGGCAGCCTCGTCATCGCATTCGTCGCCAGATAGGAAACACCATGCCATCGAACATTGCCACGACCCAAAAGATGCTGCAGTACGCCAAGGAACACAAGCTCGACGCCGGCAACCCCAGCACCACGAATCCCCTGTGGGGGCTCGGCAAGGCGACCCTCGCCTGGCGCGCATCCGGCCACATGCGGAAGCACGGCAAGAAGATCACGCAGTCGGCGCGCAAGACAGACCAGCTCGTCGCCTGCCTGTTCCCCGACCTCGTGCCGGAACTCCACATCCTCCATCCGAACTACAAGTGGAACGGTGCCCCGGTCGCGCGGCGTGGCCCTCCTCCGGGCACCGTCTGGCATCACTCTGTGGGGTTCGGCTCCGCGCTGTTCATCCACAAGATTCACCTCAATATCGGGGATCGCGGCATCGCGTATCACTTCTACATCCGCCGCGACGGCAAGGTCTACGCCGGTCGTCCCGAGAACACCATGGGCGCTCACTGCCTCGGCCACAACGACTGGCACGGTGTCTGCCTGGAAGGCAACTACGAGGCACACGACGACATGCCGGCCGCGCAGTTCAAGGCCGCGCAGGCAGTCTCCCGCTACCTGCACAAGAAGTACGGGCGGCCCGACGGGCAGCACAAGAACATGTCCGGGAACAGTACGGCGTGTCCTGGAAAGTATTATGGATTTGCGAAGATCACCGCGTGACCCCATAAGACGAATTGACGCGCGCGGGTAGCACAGTTCTCCGTCCACTGCAACTGTTCGTCCCCACCAGTCCCCTCCGTCCCCACTTGCGCCGCCTATGCTGGGGGTACCCGATAAGGAGCGTAGCTAGTGCGGATGATTACTGTGCGTCGCCAATTCGAGGAGGGGGACTGCTTCCCGCTGTACCTCTGGAGCGATTGGCACAAGGGGAACGCCAACTGCGCGAAGCAGGTCCTGACGCGCGACCGTGACGAGATCGCCGCCGAGCCGAAGGCCATGTATGTAACCCTCGGCGACCTGTACGACTGCATCGCATTCGATGACAAGCGGTACGACCCCGAGCACGTCGATTGGGACTTCATCGCGCCCAAGGACATGGGCCGGTTGTCGGACGTAGTGGTCGCCGACCGCGTGGCCTTCGAGTCCCCCGTTATCGACAAATGCCTCGTCTCGCTGTGGGGCAACCACGACGGGAAGTTTTCCAGCTACCACCATACGGACATCAACCTGCGCGCCCTCGACGGCATGGGCCGGGCCGACGCCGCCGCGCGAGGTATGGCCTTGGTCAAGATTGTGTTCACGGACGCGCACAAGCACGCCTGTGAGGTACAGCTCAACCTGCACCACGGCAGGCGCGTATCCAAGTACAAGTCGACCCTACTCAACAACCTGTTGGGCAAACTTCGGCACTGGGACGGGGTGGACATCCTCGCGCGCGGCCACTGCCACTTCACGGGGGCAGCGTCTGAGCCGCGCACGGGCGGGAACCGGGCATTCAACAGGCTGAAGGACCGGAAGGTGTACGCGGCGCTATCGGGCGGCTACCTGAAATCGTATCTCGAGGACGGCTCCTGCTACGCCGAGGACTTCGACCTCGACCCGATTGACATCGGGATGCAGCGGTTCCTGGTGTATCCGAGCAGGTATGGCGCGACGGTCAAGGCGGTGACGGAGTGACAGTCCTAGAAGCCCGCATCCGCCGCCGCCTGTTCCGGCCGCGTCAAGTACAGGTGTTCTATGACGGCGAGGAACAGTTTGGCAGCGACGATAACGTGGTGAAGCTGCGCCGCACGTCCACAGGCGTCCGGTTGTGGTGCCTCTGGTCGGATCGCCACCACGACGAGGAGACGAACCTCGAGGTCATGGAGTACTGGTTCCCCACACTCGACGAACTGCGGGTGTCTCATGACCCCTATTGACCGCGAGTCGACGTGAGCGCCCGCGGCCAGCACGGGTCGCAGAATCAGTACCGGCACCACGGCTGTCGCTGCGTCGCCTGTAGGGACGCTAAGAGCGCCTACGACGCCTCCTACTACGCAGGCCACAAGGATGAGGTGCTCGCGCGGCAGGCATCCTACAAGGATGATCACGAGGAGCAGATCCTCGCCTACCACGCCACATACCGAGCAGATAACAGGGATGCCATCCGCGAGAAGGATCATCAGGAACGGGCCGAGTTCACCGAGTGGCTGCAGGTCCTGAGGGCGAATAGCGGCTGCGAGGATTGCGAAACCCACGAAGGACTGCTCGTACATCACCACGTAGACCCGGCCACGAAGCTGTACATAATCTCCCACATGTCCCGCCGCCCGCTCGACACGCTCGAAGACGAGCTGGAGAAGTGCGTCGTGCTGTGCCGCTCTTGCCATAGGAAGAGGCACGTTGCCATGAGGCATGAGGGGAATGTGGCCGCGTGAGCGGGCAAACGGTAAGGGAATTGAGGGCATCAGTCCTGGAGTGGGCGGCTGACATCGACGCGATGATCATGGTGATAGGGCACGACCGCTGGCTCGACATCGCGGTCGCAGACTGCAACCGCATCAGCGAATCCCCGAACGTTATCGCTCTTTTGCGGGAGTGGGGAGAGCTGGCGGCGACACGGATGCAGATCGCATCGCTGCCGGACTTTGACGACGAGAAGAGGATGACTTGAACGAGTTTTGCGACCTGATAGATTTTCGGATGTTCCCGGACAGGGACCCAGATACTTGCGCGTATGGGGATTCCGAAGACGAGGATGCCTTTCGTGAGTCCACTCCATGCGGCATTATCAACTACCTCTGCGAGACCGGCAAGGCGGGGTATTTCGTCCACTTCCTGAGCGAGGGCTTCCCTCAGTGGATGACCCTTTGCAGGCTAGAGGAAGCACTCGTCGACAACCGGCAGAACGAGGGCTTCGTGTTTGTGGTCGGCAGCCTCGGCGGCGACGAGGAGACTCAGGGATGGCTGGAGTACGAGGACTGGATAATCGTCCCCTTCGGCCCAGAGAACCAGAAGCCGGGCACCCAGGTGGGGGTATGGCGGCGTGATGATTTCGACCTGTTGGAGAATACGGTCGTCGCATTCTCCCCGGCGGCTGATGATTCCGGCATGGTGCTCAACAAGATCGTCAAGGTAGTCTGCCCCGAGCGCTACCCGCTTGGAGCGACGGCTTGACTACCTCGACGCCGCCAGCATGGGCATGGCTCGACCTGCCCATCGCGTACCCCGCGAACGCGCTGCCAATTCACTCGCGTAACCTGCCTGATTCTGACGGGTTACGCGAACAGAATGACAGCCTGGGGTGCGATGTTTCCTGCAGCCCCGTTATTTCCTGCGACAGGAAACATGACGCGACAGGGTGCGATGAGGCTGCGCAAGTAACGGACTCCGTGAGTAACGCAGCACCGTCACATCGCATCGGCACCTGCTACCTCGACCCCGACACGGGCGAAACCGTGATGCCGGGCGACTTCTTCGGCGAGAAGGAGCTGCGATGGATGCCCGACAAGGACGGTAACCGTCACGATGCCGAGCCGCTAGTAACGGTTGCTGGGCCGTCGTATTGGCTGGACAAAGTCAAGGACAGGAACGAGGAGCCAGCCGTCGAAACGCACGATGATTTGCAGGGAAAAGACGCGGACAAAATGGTGGACACATTCGACGTCCCGTTCCGGGTGCAGGAGTTTATGTTCGAGGAGTTGGCCGAGGTACAGGCCGAGTACCTCCACGACATTCTCAAGGATCACACGCCCCTGATCGTCGAGATGGCGCGCGACAGGTTCCGCAAGGGGTTCGCGAAGTACGGCAGCGCGGCCTATCGGTGGGATGCGGAGACGCGGCTGACCAACGTGCTCGAGGAGTTGGCGGACAGCGTCGTGTACCTGACCACGGGGGCGATTGAGTGACCGATACAAGACTATGCCGGTGCGAAGGACCTGCTTCTAGTTCACGCGGTCCGAGCTTCTCTATCCCGGCGCCGGGGTCTGCGATGGGGGACGCCCCAGAGACGGCGACCGCCGAGTGTTCGGGCTAAGACGAGTCCGGCCAACGGTAACCAGCCCGTGAGTGGCGGAAAAAGGCGCAGATAGGCGGCGGCAGGTATTACTCGGGGGCCGCCGCCACAGATGGGGAGTAGCTCAACTGGTAGAGCGCCGGTCTGATACGCCGGAGGTTGCAGGTCCGAATCCAGCCTCCCCTACCAAGTCAGACATGCTCGGGAGTGCCCGCTACAGAGTCGAGCAATCAGGATGCGGGACGCAACGGTTCGCAGGTGGGGGCGGGCCAGCGCAGACGTTGGTGGCAGACTCGGCTGGGCCGAAGGTCACCACCGGGGGCGGTTCCGAGCCCGAGTAATCGGTCGGGGCCGCCCCTTCCTCCGTCCCCAATCTGGCCGCCTAGACTCACGGAGGCAATCCACGCAAGTGAACCCCCACAAAAGGAGAATCGCAGACATGAAGTGCAGCGAATGTGGTCAGGAGAAGTCCGATTTGACGGCGCGGTACTCCGCACCCGACGACGCGGGGGCCTTCCGTGCCATGGCTGACGCAGTTCGGGAACTCTACCTCGCCAGCCTACTGACCAAAGACGAAGCCAGGGAAGTCCTCTTCTTCCAGTGAGCAACATCCTCCACCATGGAATCTCTAAGGAGGTGAGCAATGCAAGACATCATCGCGTTTCTGGACGGTAAGAAATCGATAATTGGCACCGTCGTCCTTGGCATCATCGGCGTGCTGGCATCGGCCGGCGTCGTCTCCGTCGATAGCGTGTACGTGCAGATCGTCACTCTCGTCGTCGGCGTCCTGACCGGTATTTCCTATCGCGCCGCCATCGCCAAGAGCGGCCCCTCGACTTACTAGACCCGGCCCCTCCCGGCCCACAGAAGCGCCCGCCCCCGGTTCCTCCAGCCGGGCGGCGGGCGCTTCGTCGTCTCTATCCCCTCTTGAGGCTCAGCGCAGGTCCGCGAGCGTCGCCTCGGCCTTCGCGCGCGATCCCTCAACGTCCTTCAGCGTCGCGCCGCCGCCAATCACGTAGTACCGCACGTTGTTGGCGTACTCGAGGTAATCCTCACTCAGCACGAAGTCGGCCTCCGTGCTGGCGGGCGCGTTGCCGATGGATTCCCAGAGCCCGCCCGCTGCGGCATAGTCGCCGCTGTTCCACTTCCTCACGATCTTCTCGAGCTTCGGCATGGCCTTGTCGACGTAGGTCTGCATCTTGGCACTCAGCCCGTCGCTCCCGCTGCCCTGCGCCGCCTTCCCTCCACACCCCACTCCCGCGGCGACCGCCAATAATACGAGCGTGAGACATACAGCGAACGTGATGCGTTTCATTGCCCCTCCAAATCCTTCCGCCGCTCCTCAAGTGCGGCATCGATCCGCTCGCGCGCCTCCGCAATATCTCGGTCGAAGTACGCCAGCAGGCTATCCAAATCGGTTTGGAATCGCGGCCCGTCCGTTATCGCAACCCCGGCCGCCTGCAGCTGCCCCCTCTTACATTTGCCCCTGTACACCCCCTCCGAAATGAGCGGCCTGCGGATTCTCCGCCACAGCTTCGTGGCTTCGGGCACAGTCAGCCCCACCCTCCCGTCCGGCCAACGTTCCGACACTGTGCCCTCCCCTCGCTCGGTCATCATTCCTCCGTCCGTTGCATTCTACCGCCTGCACCTACTGTCTGCCAGTAGTATGCGATTATCAAACATAGCTGCGTTGTAAAAGGGTTGTCCGTCTCGGCAACGAAGGTTTCTCCGTGCGAGGGACATTTGCCCCTTGCATCCGTCCGGCACATGTGAATAGATAGCAGCAGACGCCACAAAGCCCCGGGCCGGGGCAGGCAAGTAAGGGGAGGGGGGCAGCACCTGAGACATTCGATCCGTCCCGCACGCATCCATGTGGAGGAAGAGTATGAACGCCCGACAAGACGGGCGGCAGGGTCACTGGTATGACCCCACCGCCCTCGCTGAGCCCGAGAACTTCCCAGAACCCAAGCCAACGTACGTTAAGAATAGCACAGGTGCAGCCGTTTCAAACGCCGTAGTCTCGCCTAGTCGTGAGATTCCCCTGACGAAGGGCCTTGTCGCAATCATCGACGAGGACGATGCGGGCCTAGTCGGCCAGTACAAATGGTACGCCCTAGACTCGACCGATGTGGTCTATGCGGTCGCCTACGCCGCTTGGCACGACGCCATTCTCATGCATCGGCTCGTTATGGACGCTCCTGCCGGACTTCAGGTCCACCACGTCAACGGGAACGGCCTGGACAATCGGCGCTGCAACCTACGCATCGTCACTTCGTCTCAGAACCAAGCCGCCAGGCGCTCCGGTCGCCAGGGTACGTCTCCGTATCGGGGCGTCTGCTGGCACAAGGAAAAGCAGCGGTGGCACGCGCGCATCCGGGTCGATCAACGCTGGCACCATCTCGGGTACTTCAGAGACGAGAGCGCCGCCGCCGCAGCCTACGACGAGGCAGCAGCCAAACATTTCGGCGAGTTTGCGGCGCTCAACTTCCCGGCGGTGACCTCATGACCCGCCTCAAGTTCGCACTCGCCTTCGACCTCTTCATCGTCGCCTTCGTGGTGGCCGCCGCGTACCTGGTCGGCTACATCGCCGTCCACGTGCCCACGGCCGTCGTCATCCTTGGCGGCCTCGTGCTGGTCGGCCTCGTGGTCGCGAGGGGGGCGACGCAGTCATGACCGACACCGATGCCGAGCGTGCTGCCCGCCGCACCGCCCTTGCCGAAGCCATGGCGGCTGCCGTGGTCCGCGTCTGTGAATACGAAGACGAATCGACCGTCCCCGCATGTGACTGGCGGCAGCCATGACCGACGCCATCCGCAAACGCCACGAGGCCCGCAAGCGCTTCGACGCCGCCCTCGCGACATGGCGCGCACTGGACCCCCCCAAGCCTTGGTTGCCGATCCCCTGTGTGGGCTGCCGGCACTGGGGCGGCGAGCCGGACAGCGCCAAGCTCGGCTCCTGCCACGTAGCCGGTTCGTTCCGCGCGCCCGGCGGCCTGTTCACCGAAGCCGACTTCGGCTGCATCCATGGGACGAAGCCATGAAGCCATTCCGCGACCTCGCCAAGAACGTCGCCCGCGCCCAGCGTGAGGCAAACGTGGGGGACGAGCCCTACTGCGTCTGTCGTCTCTACCGCAATTACCTGGTCATGGCTGAGCGCAGCGCACTGGCCTGGGTCCGCAACCCGAAACACCAGGGCGGCGAGATCATCGAGACGTGTGAGCCGGAGGGGGCGCCATGAACCTGCGCACCTGCACCATCGAAGACGTGGCAGAAGCCTGCGGACACCGCAAGACGACGGCGCCGCTGATATCGCGGGAGCCCTGTGAATCCTGCAAGGACGCGGACACCGAGGCCAGCACGGGCGCGCCCTACTGCAAGGCCAGTCCATCATCTGGAGACTTCGAGTGTGAATCCTACCGCGCCGTCCGGGAGCTCGAAGACATCGCCTGCCAGGTCGCCGGCTTGTTCAAGCGGATCGGCGACCACGGCATGCGCAGCGAGTTGGCCATCGGCACGGCCAGCGGGTTCAGCAACGCGCTGTACGAGCAGGGGCTCGGCGTGGAGTTCGACGAGGTCGCGTTCATGGACCTGTGCGGCGCATCGTGACCCGCTTCGACGCCATCCGCCGCCAGCTCAGCGACATCGAAAAGAACCACGAGCGGGCACTGGCCAAGCGCGAGATGCAGATTAACCTGCTGTGCGGCTACCGCGACCAGCTTGAGGACAAGGTCGACATCGCCACCCGGATGATTGCAAGGTCCAAGAGCTGCAGCCCGGACGATGCCGCGAAGCTGATTGACAATGTCTACGATGATCAGCAGGTGGCGCGGAAGGTGGCGGTGACGTGAACTTTTCCGCCTACTGCCAGCTCGACGCCGTGAACGCCAGCAGCCTGAAGGCGGCCGCGGTCTCGCCACTGCACTACCACTACGGCCTGACCCACGAACGGCCCGATACGGCCGCCATGGCGAAGGGCCGGGCCATCCACTGCGCGACGCTGGAGCCCGACGAGTTCCCGAGACGATACACGGTCTGGAATGGCGCCCGGCGCGGGAAGGACTGGCTGGCGTTCGAGGAGGGCGCAACCGATGCCGGGCTGGAGATCCTGACGCTGGCCGAGTACGACGACGTGCTCGCCACCCGCGACGCCGTGCGGGCGCATCCTGACGCCGCTCGCTACCTCGCGGCCGGTCACGCCGAGCAGACGATCACATGGGTCGACCGCGACACGGACCTACCCTGTAAGGCCCGGATTGACTTCATCACGCCCGGCGCCGGCGGCGTCGTTGTCGACCTCAAGACCAGCCGCGACATCGGCGACCGCTCATTCGGCAAGACGACGCACGACCTCCTGTACCACATGAGCGCCGCGCACTACATCGCGGGCATGCGGGCGATCACCGGCGAAGACTGGCGGTTCGTCTTCATCGCAGTCGAGTCGAACCCACCGCATGACGTTCGCGTGGGGCCGCTGAGTGAAGACGCCATCTACTGCGGCGAGCAGGAGGCTGCCCGGCTGCTACGCCTGGTCGCCGACTGCACCGCTTCCGGCGAATGGCCGGGAGCGTTCCCGGACGAAGACACATTCGATCTTCCGGCTTGGTACTACGCCGAGGAGGAACGGAAATTGGAAGGACTGGCATGAGTGACGACAAGAGGCACTATCGCACGTACTTCTCTTCCAACAGCCTGCGCGGCGTTGACCTGCCGACCACCGGCAAGACGTTCCGTATCACGGCCGAAGAGACGGGGTTGACCGAAGACGAGAAGACGCACTGCATTCTGACCATCCGCGACGCAGAGACGACGGGCGTCAAGTGGGTCACGAACGTGACCAACTGCGAGTTCATGACGCACATCTTCGGCTCACCGTTCCCCGTCGATTGGGTGGGCCACCTCGTCACCATCAAGAACGACCCGACAGTCAAGATCGGCAAGCGGACTGTGGGCGGAATCCGCGTCATGGGTTCGCCGGAGATGGCGGAGCCGATGCGCTTCGAGTTCCAAGAGAACTCGCGGAAGAAGCCGCGTCAGGTCACCCTTGTCCCCACCGGCACCGCCAAGCAGCCCGCCAACGTCGACCCCGTCACCGGAGAGGTGGGCGACGACGGCGAATCGGAAGAGGCCGGAGGGAGCACACAGAGGCCCCTAGACGGCGTCGCCACGAGTGAGGGCGGTACCGACCCCGATGAGGGCTTCGGCTTCGATACGGGGCCGGAGGCGTGACCGCCCGAGCCCTGCTCCGCGAGGCCGTCGCGGGCGCGGCCCCCGGCGGTCCGGGCGTCGTCGTCCAGATCGACCACTGGGCGATGCTGCCAGCGACCATGACCATCGAGCAAACCGCGGTCGAGCTGTCCTGCGGAGTCGGCCGGGTCAAGGGGCTCATCAAGGCCGGGAAACTGCGGCGGATCGTGGACGTGCCGGGGTTCCTGGTGGCAACTTCCAGCGTCAGACAGCTGGTAGAAGGATGACCCCCGACTACGACAGCGACTTCACCACCACAGACCGCATGCTCGACTTCGACCTCGACCACATGCTGTACCAGGCGGACAGGCCGAGGCAGTACGCCGCCGGCCGCCGCTGCTGCCATGACGGATGCAAGACGATCCTGAGCCGGTACAACAGCGGCGAGACCTGCGAACTGCACGAGCCGGAGCCGGACTTCACGGTCTACCTCGGGATGCAGTTCCACGTCTGCGACACGTGCGGCCGCCTGGACTTCGAGAAGGCGTTCCGGCGGCTGACGCATGACGAGCGTGCCACCACATGCCTCAAGTGCGAGGCCAAGGACCGCGCCGCCAAGATGAAGACGGCAAGGGCGAAGGAGACTGCCGGGGCGGTGCGCGGCTGCCTTCGGATGGTCCCGTGCAACAAGTGCCATGCACTCAGGCCCGCGGACAGCAAGCACTTCACCATCCGTCTCGGCGGCGTGCGCAACTCGACCTGCCGCGTCTGCGAGCGGAAGAAGCGCAACGACCGCTACCACATCAAAACCTACGGGATGACCCGCGCTGAATACAAAGCTAGGGGGAACTCGTGAGCGCGTCCGCCACCCTCCGCGCCACCATCGTTGCCGCACTCTCGACCCGTCCCTGCACCACATTCGCGCTGGCCGAGCTGGCCGGCATGGAGTGGGACGGTTACGGGTCGACGCGTCGCCGGATACAGAAGTCGATCAAGCAACTTTGCGCGGACGGGTTTCGCATTATGAACCTGTACCAGCCGGGGTCGCACCACGGAGGCATGTACGTGATGACCACCATGCTGCCGTGTCCGTGCCTGCTGGAGTTCGACCTGGACTTCAGGGTCCATCCGCAAGTGATTCTGCCACCGATGCGCTGCGGCACGCCGGGTTGCATCACATTCCTGGCCCGCGACCACATCCTGCAGGGGGAGTTCCACTGCTCGCCGTGCCTGAGGCGGCGGGGGAATGCGGACTGCCTCGAGATACTGGGGGAGTTCGGGCAGATGGAGATGACGGTGTGAGCGCCGTCGTCCACGTCGGCAACGTGCTCGACATCCTGCCGACGCTCGAAGCCGGGTCCGTCAACTGCGTCGTGACGAGTCCACCGTATTGGGGGCTACGCGACTACGGTGTGGACGGGCAACTCGGCCTCGAACCCACACCCGATCTCTACGTCGCCAACATGGTCGCCGTGTTCAGAGAAGTGCGCCGCGTGCTGTGCGACGACGGGACGCTGTGGCTGAATCTGGGGGACTCGTATGTGAGCACGTCGGCGGGATACGCCGCGCCACCTGGCGTGAACGCGCTCGTGACGAAGGACCACCAACGGCGTAGTCCGCAACCGCCCGGCCTCAAGCCCAAAGACCTAGTCGGCATCCCCTGGCGCGTCGCCTTCGCGTTGCAGGCCGACGGCTGGTACCTGCGCAGCGACATTATCTGGAGCAAGCCGAACCCGATGCCGGAGTCCGTCACGGACCGGCCCACGAAGGCGCACGAGTACGTGTTCCTGCTCACGAAGTCGGCGCGGTACTGGTACGACGCGGAGGCGGTGGCGGAGACATCCAGCGGGTTGACCGGCGGCGGATGGTCGCGGGACTACGCCGGGGCACAGCCATCACACGGAGCCATGACGCTTGACCGACCGTCCGACAACGGCACCCGCAACCGCCGCACCGTCTGGACCATCGCCACGCAGCCCTTCAAAGAGGCACATTTCGCGACAATGCCCGAAAAGCTGGTCGAGCCGTGCGTGATGGCGGGGTGCCCGGCGCAGGTGTGTAGCGAGTGCGGGGCTCCGTGGGTGCGGGTGGTGAAAGTGGGGGGATTGGTCAGTAGCGATGGCCGTGAGGGCTCATGTGGACTGCATAGTGGAACCAAAGGCTCGTCGGTTTCACACAAGTCGCACGCGATGGCCAACACCGGCGAGGCGGCCAGCTATTACGCCATGGCCCGTCGCGTCAAGTCGACGCTCGGCTGGCAACCCACATGCGCCTGCACCGCGGACACAACCCCCGGCACCGTCCTCGACCCCTTCACCGGCAGCGGCACCACGGGCGCAGTCGCCTGTCGCCTCGGCCGCAACTTCGTGGGTATCGAACTGAGCCCGGAGTACGCCGAGATGGCCGAGCGGCGGATCGCACCGCACCGGGACCAGATGCAGTTGGCGGTGACGACGTGATCACCTCCGTCCCCACCGCTGCCCGCCATGATGGAACAGACCAAAGGGAAGGACCATGACCCAGACCTGCAAGAACTGCTACGACGATACCTGCCGTGACCTCGGATTGGACAAGCGAGCCTGCGAACACCACGTCAGGTTCAGCGACCTTGACCCTCAACCTGTAGTCACTAACCCCCAAGAACTGAGAGTTGATTGCCCATTCCACAACCAGTGCGGCGAGATCGTCACCCGCCTGCGTCGCCTCGAGCGGGCGCTGTGCGACATTGGGCGAGCGGCAAAGGGAGAGTTGCTGTGAGCGCCGATGCCTTCTACGTCTACATAGCAGGCCCAATGTCCGGCTACCCTTCTGAGTACCTGGCCAACTGCGCCCGCATGAGCGCCGTCTCGCGCCAGTTCATGGACCTGGGCATGTGCCCGATCAATGCGGCCGGCGACATGCTCGAAGGACTCGCTAGCCCTGTTCCACTCACCGACGAAGTCTTCAAGCGGCGGAGCATGGACCTGCTGCGGCTCCTGGCCTTGCAAGACGCCGCCGTCTTCGTCATCGCCACACTGCATCGGAACGGGAGCGTCTCCGGCGGCGTACTGGCGGAGTGCGCGGAGGCGGACAAGCTCGGCATCCCGGTCGTGCATAGCCTCGGGGAGTTGCTGACGCTGAGGGGGGGTGCTGATGGCGTGGCTTGAGAGTCACCAAAGCCTACGCGACCACCCGAAGAAAGACCGGCTCGCCGAGCTACTGTTCAACGGCACCGTGCCGAACGACGTGAGCGACTACGCCGCCGCCGGCCTTCTGCACTACCTCTGGTACTGGGCTCTCGACTACGCGCACGACGGCGACCTGTCGAAGTTCTCGGACAGCGTGGTGGCGAAGGGTTGCCGGTGGAATGGCGACTCGCTGCTCCTGGTGAATGCGCTGATCGAGGCGGGGTTCGTGAACAAAGACCACAGCCTTCACGACTGGGATGAGTACGCCGGGAGGCTGCTGGCGACTCGGGAACGGGACCGTGCGCGGAAGAAGGATTGGCGCGTCCACGTCGCGTCCACGTCACCTGACGCGGACGCTCCGCGTGACGGCCGACGTACAGACCTACAGACAGACAAACAAGAGAAGAGACGGATTTCCAATCCATCAAAGGTCAAGGGCTTGTCCGCGAGCATTCCGATGCCTGCCGGGTTCTGTCCTGACGACGGGGCCACGATTCAAGCAGACGGTCATTGTCCGATATGCAACCACAGAGAGGTGGCCCCATGAGCTTCCGCCTAGACCTGCACCGCTACGGCGGACAAATCGTATTCGACATCGGCGGCCGCTTCTGGATGCTGTTCCTGTGGCCCGGAATCCCGCGCCTGCACTACCAGAGCCGCCGGTCGGATCGTCGCTGGGTATTCCCCCATTACCCGAAACTGAAGGAGCCGTTCTGATCACCGCGACCATCAACGACCTCGCAACCGGCGCCTGGTCCGTCCGTGTCGGCGAAGCGCTCGAGTACGTCCGCCCGGGCCTCAACCGCTATCACGCCATAGTGCGGCGACCGGGAGAGAGGCGGATATTCGGCCTGCCGACCCGCTGGCTCGACATGCCACAACCGGAACCGAAATGCTGCCCGACGTGCGGGCGCGAACTGGAGGAGTCATGAGCGGACCATGCACCGACTGCGGCGGACCCGATTACCAGACATTGGAGGCTCGCATCGCCGAGCTGGAGGCGGAGCTGGCCGAGGCAAAGTGGACCATCGACGAAATGTCCGACCACCTAGACCCCGCCATCAAGGATATCGACAAGTTCTGGAAGGATCTTGGCAACCGCTGGGTCGAGAGGAGCACGCCGTGACCGCCGTCACCGCGACCCAGGCCGCCGCGCTCATTCGCAAGTCGAAGCGGACGGCCCTGGAGGATCGCCTGTTAGCAGACCTTGCTAAACTCGGCCTGCCGGTGCCGGAGCGTGAGTACCGATTCCACCCGGTTCGCAAGTGGAGGTTCGACCTGGCCTACCCCAGCCGATTCATCGCCATCGAATGCGACGGCGGCACATGGAGCGGCGGCCGGCATGTGCGCGGCGCCGGCTACCAGCGCGACGCCGAGAAGTTCAACGCGGCCTCGCGCCTGGGCTGGTGCGTGTTCCACTACACTGGCGCCATGATTCGCTCGGGGTATGCGGCGCGGGAGATCGCGGCGGCGCTGGGGGTGGAGGCGTGAGTCTCATCGTTGACACCCTGGAGTGCGTCATTGACCGCGTAGCCGTCGCCATCGAGCGCATCCAGACGTTCGAGCCGGAAGACGGGTACTACGTCGCGTTCTCGGGCGGCAAGGATTCCCAAGTCATCCTCGACCTCGTGGAGCGGTCCGGCGTCAAGTTCGACGCCCACATGAATCTGACCACCGTTGACCCGCCGGAACTGCTGCGCTTCGTGCGCGAGCACTATGCCGACCGCGTGACCCTGGAGCGGCCCGACACGTCGATGTACAAGCTCATCGTCAAGAAGCACTTTCCGCCGACCATCCGCGCCCGCTACTGCTGCGAATCTTTGAAAGAACGCGGCGGCGGCGGACGCCGCGTCATCACTGGAATCAGATGGTCGGAGAGTTCGCGGCGCAGCAAGCGGCGCATGACGGAGAGTTGTTTCAAGGACGCAACGAAGCTCTATGTGAATCCGATCATCGACTGGTTGGATGAAGACGTGTGGGCATATCTCGACGAACGGGGCCTGCCGCATTGTTCCCTGTACGACGAGGGCCGGCTGCGAATCGGCTGCGTGATGTGCCCGATGAGCCGCGCCCACATGACAGAGGAGGCAGAACGTTGGCCGAAGATCGCGGCCATGTACCGTCGCGCCTGCCGCAAGTCATTCGACAACTACTTCGTCACGAGGGGAAACGTCCAGTGGAAGAGCGGCGACGAGATGTACGAGTGGTGGTTGAGCGGGGCGAAGGCGACGTGCGACGACCCGCAGCTCTTCCCGATGGACAATTGACCGTGTACACGATGAACGGCGACCCCTGCGAGTACCGGCGGTCAAGTGCCCGGTGCCGCAAGCCGAGCGGGGAGTGGAGGAAATGAAGCCGTGACACACTTTGTGACACACTTAACCGAGCCTAGCGGTTTCGCCAGTCTCAAAATCTTGTGCGTGGCAAAACGCTCAGCGTACCTGGGAGCACCGTTTACGCCTGCTCGACAAGCAGGAGGTCGTTGGTTCAATTCCAACGTCGCCCACCACCGAAACCCCTGCAAATCCTCGTACTTCGCGACGCGCGAAAATGGTCCCCGAAACCGCGTGACACACCGAATGACACAATGTGCTAGAATGGAGGCATGATGACGTGGCATGAGTTCAAGTCGAAGGTAGACATCGCAATCCTCGACGCCGGGAAGACGGAGGACATCGAGATCGAGTACATCGACACCGGGGAATTCCCCACCCGTGTGGACATCTTCGTGCGTCCGTTCGCGGTCGGCGTCTTTCCGCCCGAGAAGTGGAAGACGACGCTGGCGGTGCAGGGATGACTGACGATCCGAGAGACATCCTCAAGGCGGCGGGCGTGGAGTGCGCAGAGGTGGAGGCATGGGCGGAACAGGTCTTCACCGGCGAGTTCTCGGAGATGAAGACAGCCTCTGAAGCGCTGAGTATCATCGGCCCGCTCAGAGAGGTTGTTGTTACAAGCAACGCCGCCATCCTCGCCGTCGCCCGGCTGGTGGCGGAGCAGACCAAGGAACTGAAGAAGCAGGAGACGTTCATCGCACTTCTGAAGGGGATGGTCGAGCAACTGGAGGACGACGAGGTTGAGGGCGGGTATGACCTCGACGACCTTCTCAGGCGGGTGGACGAGGCTCGCAATGCCTGACCTGACGCTTGAGCAGCAAGCCCTCATCATCCGACGCGTCTCTGAGAGGCTCGTTCGTCTCGGTTATCTGGAACCCGGGGCGAGCGCCAAGGACTGCGTTTACATGGCGAACACGACGCTCGGCAAGGTGACGGAGCTTGGGCTGCGACTCGAAGATCTCCGCGATGAGGTCTACAAGACGTGGCCGATTTGCCTTCTACTGCGTTTCGTCGATTGGTGCCCCGGCATCCAGCGCCGACCATGGGCGCGTGACTTGTGATGCAGTAGTGAGCGTCCACCGCCTAGCCCCAGACCTCTACCGCGTCCGTCTGCGCGCCAACCCGCGCCCCGACGGCAAGCGCCCGGCCATCTCGAGGACCGTCCACGGGAGCCTGACCGACGCGAAGAGGGTCGAGCGCGGCCTGCTGAAGAAGCGGGACAAGGGCAAGTTATCCGGGAAATCCGGACAACTCGGTCCGTACATCGACCACTGGTACGCCGAATCCCTGCGGCACGGCTCGCCGGCGACCCATGAGCTCAACGCATACCTGCTGGACACGCACATCACGCCCCAGCTCGGGAACTTGTCGCTCACAGCCATCACGCCCATGATCGTCAGGACGTTTTGCGGGGAACTCCTTGTCGACAAGTTGTCGGGCACCACCGCCCACAAAGTGTATAGCCTGCTGTCCACCATCCTCGACCAGGCCATGACGGACGGCCTAGTATTCCGTAACCCTTGCTCTTCGCTGAAGAAGCGGGACAAGCCGCATGTCGACACGCGGGAGAAGCGGGCACTGAGCGCCGACGATGCTCAGGCGCTGCTGCTGCATCTGGCGACCACTGATTGCGGCCACATGACTATCGAGCGTCGTCAGCAGGTGCACGACGCGACCATGCTCATGTTGGGCACCGGGGTTCGTCCCGGCGAGGCAATGGCGCTGCTGTGGCAGGATATCGACGCGAAGGCGGGCGCCTGTCACGTCTACCACAACCTCGAGGCGGCGCGAGGCCGGGAACCGCGGCGGAAGACGACCAAGACGAGGCGCGGCCAGCGGGACGTGCCCCTGCCGCCGAACCTGATCGCGATGCTGAAGGCGCACAAGGCCCGGCAATCCGAGTACAAGCTGCGGATCGGCAGATGGTCGGAGGTCGGCTACGTGTTCCCGTCGCTGGACCCGCGCCGCAACCCCGGCGGGCCATGGACGGTGCAGGCGTTCCGGCAGTCGTGGCGCAGGCTGATTGCGGGCAGCGAGTTCGCGGGGATGACGCCGTATGTTTGCCGGCACTCGTATGCGACGCGGCTGCGGGGGCTGATACCGGACGAGGAATTGTCCCGCATCCTCGGGCAGAGTTCATCCCGCGTACTGCAGTCGACGTACTCGCATGTCGACCCGCAGACGATGAATCGCGTCCGGGACATCATCGCCGCGATACTGTAGCAATCCCGACACATCGCGTCACCCAAGGCCCGCCACCGTGCGGGCCTTTCTACGTAGCGTCCTCTCCGTCCCCACTTCCGCCCGCTAGGCTGGTTGCACGGCAATCATCACAAGGGGGACCGCGTGAACATCGTCACCAAATCGGAAGTCGGCAAGATGTCCAAGGCCGAGTCCATGGCGTACATCGACGCACTGACAACCGAGGTGGACCGGCTACAGCGGAGAAGCCGCGCCCACCGTCAGAACATCCGCTCGATGTCGGCGAAGCTCGAGCTGGCGAACGCGAAGGCGGAGTGCTACACGAAGACGCCGCGGCCCGTTTGGGACGCATATCGACACGTTGAAGCCGTCCGGGCGGCGGCGCGATGAAGGTCACGTTCACGTGTGAGAAGTGCGGGCACGCAGTGTTCGTATCATCCTGGGTGCGAGCGCGGGATGGCGACGCGCTGAGGCATCTCCCGCCAAACACCGAATGCCCCAACTGCGCCAAGCTCACGTACGGACCGCTGACAGAGGAGATGGTGGCGGATGCGCTAATCGAATGCAGCCACTCCCACGATGAAGTGGAAGACGACTACTACGAGTGCGAGGCCCGCTTCGTCCTGCGCGTTCTCCGCGAAGCCAACGAGAACGATGACCTTTACAGCGGTCCGGGTGGATACAACCCTAGGTTCGTCAACTGGCGCGACCGCCTTCTCGACCTGGCGCGGCAGAAGTGACCTACGAGCTCCTGCACGGCGACTGCATCGAGGCCATGGCCGCGATGGACGCGGGCAGCGTTGACGCGGTGGTGACGGACGACCTCGGCGATCCGGGCCGATTCTACCTTCAAGGAGACCACACATGGGAAGACGACGCGAGCCTTTGCGCTTCGTGTGCAGAGCGTGCGGCTCAGACCGCGAAACGTGGAACACCGGCAACAAGGGCGTCTACTGCGACAAAGCCTGCCGTGCCGACTTCGAGCGCAAGTCCCGAGATGACGCAGGCCGATACAGGCAGGCCGGATACTGGATGCTGCGCTGGATTGAGGGCGGACGATACCACCACCAGTTCGAGCATCGGCGTGTGTGGGAAAACGCCAACGGACCCGTGCCCGCCGGATTTATCGTGCATCACATCAACGGCGACAAGGCCGACAATCGGCTCGAAAACCTGTGCCTCATGCGGGACGGCGTTCACAAGTCCCTGCATCACCTCGGGGCCAAGTACAGAACTCGAACCGCGTAGCTTCTTCTTCCGCGCCGACTACGACGAAAGCGATGTGCCCGTTGAATGACTTTCCGCACATGTGCCGCGATGGGCATCCCGAGATAGGACACTCTACTGATAGTGAGCGATGCCCGGTGTGTCTTGAGCGCGACCGCGCCGAGCAGGCCGAGGCGGATGCCCGCGGATGGGCCGACTCGTTCAAGCAGGCCGAGGCCGCACTGGACTCATTCCTCGGACCAGACGGCGGCAAGACTGTGGTGGAGTTGCGCACCACCATTGAGCGGCTCCGGTCATCCCGCGGGGTCGAGATGGTCGAAGCCGCGTACCAATGCGAAGACTGCGGCATCACTCGCCGAATCAGCGAACTAACGAGCGGCTGCCCGATCTGCGGCGAGACGATGGTTCCCGCCGCAGGTCTGCCCGTTGGATGACTTCCCCAGCATAGACCTGTCCGTGCTCACGGCGCGGCAACGCGAGGTGATTGAGATGCACTACTCATCCTGTCTGTCGTTTGCAGGCATCGCCATGTTTCTCGGGGTCAGCAAGGGCACCGTGCAGGTCCACCACGATCGGGCGCTGGCGAAACTGCTGGACGCCATGACGAAGGGTGCATCGTGATTACCTTCCTCTTCATAGTCAAGGTCATCTTCATGGTCTCCTTCTCGATTCTCCTCGTCTGGGCCATTGTGACAGCGCCATGGGAATGAGCGCCGTGTCATACGAAAGCCACTAGTAAGTAGTGGTTAACGTCGCAAACAGCACCGTACACACCTGCAAGACATGCGGAGATCGCCTGTTCCGCAGGCCGGGTCCGGGCAGATGGCCCGTGTTCTGTGATAGCCACAAGCGCGACAGTGTCCATCGTCCGTTGGTGGTCAACGAGTTCACGAACCAACTGATAGAGGACCACCGTCGCCGCGGTTGCATTGTATGTGGTCTCGTGGAGCCGCTATTCCTACTCCACCTACATCACGTAGACCCGCGGGCCAAAGAGGCGAACATCGCACTGATCCGACTGTGGCGCCCAGAGCGGGCGATGGTCGAACTGGCGAAGACGGTCCCCACATGCGCCAACCATCACGCGATTCTACACCATGAGTTGAGGCGTGATGGCGCGGGGATGACTCTGCCTCAATTGGTAGACCACATCCGGAGCAGATATCCGCAGACATTGAGGCGCATCGCCTCCCGAGTAGACGCATGATACGACACAGGCATAGCCCCACGCTTTCGCCCGCTGACAGGGCGCACCTTCGGGTCATCCACGAGGAGGCACACCTGCGTCGTGTCGAGCGTCTGTACGCGGCCGACGATTGCGAGACGGCCATGCTCGAAGAGTGCATGTGGGGCAACTCGTACCATCCGTCCAGCCCCCTGCACAATAAGTCAGACAGATGGGAGCAGTGCGAACTGACGCGCGTGAACGCGACTCGCTGCCCTGATCGCATCTGCTTCACGCTGCCGCTGAGCGCGTACGAGCAGAAGCGATGCGCCAAGTACTGCGAACTGGACGCCGAGTGATGGCCGTCGTTTGGGTCAAGCCGTTCGTCATCACATATAGGCATCGCCGCTATCGTTTCACTCACGTCGGCACCGACGTCCTCGGTCAGAACAGGACCGACTTGTCGTTGAAGTTTTGCGTCACCCGCCTCCCCTGGTGGCAGCTCTGGCGCGGCTGGTACGGACGCCGCTGATGGCATGGCGTACCAAGCCGCTGCCGCCGAACTGGGGCAGGACAAGGCGCCGCATACTGAGGCGTGACCAAGGCACGTGCTATGTGTGTCACAGTGCAGGCGCGCGCTCCGTCGATCACATCATCCCTGTGTCGCAGCAAGGCGGCGAAGAGGACAGCAACCTCGCTGCTATCCATGAGTACCCGTGTCATGCACGCAAGACCGCACTCGAGGCCAACGCAGCCAATCCCATGGCGCGGCCGAGGAAGCGGGCAGAAGAGAAGCACCCGGGAGACTTGACGTGAGCGCCTGCCCGGGTGGGGGGTCACCCCCCGCCCCTCCCGCCGCCGAGCGGGCTGGTTAGCACCGGAAATTTACTACGGGTTCACAAGTTTAGCACACCCCAGCCGACACGGCAACCAGTAGGAGGCCGACATGGCCGAGCACGGCCCCATACCTAAGCGATCCGAAGAGCGCCGTCGTGAGAACAAGCCCGAGACCCCCCTCGACAAGGTCGACGCCGTCGGCCCCGTCGCGATCCCGAAGGCGAACGCGAAGTGGCACCCCGTCGCCAAGCGCATCTACGACTCGCTCGAGTCATCCGGTCAGGCGAAGTTCTACGAGGCCTCGGATTGGTCCACCGCCTACATGCTGGCCGAGTCTCTGAGCCGTGACCTGAACCCGCAGTTCGTCGGCTTGGCTGAGAAGAAGTCGGTGACGAAGGACGGGACGCTGACCACTGAGACGAAGCCCGTCATGCAACGGCTACCGCTCAAGGGCGCGTCCCTCGCCGCATACCTCAAGGGCTTCGCTGCCCTCGGCGTCACCGAAGGCGACCGGCGCCGCATGGGAATCGAGATCGACCGCAAGCCGAAGAAGCCGGCGCTGGCCAAAGTCACCGTGATGGATGAGTACCGCGACGCCCTCGGCGGTTGAGCCGGTATGTATCGGCCCAACATGGCAACGAGGCGCGGACGGCAAGTGGCTGCTTCCTGAGCGTTCGCTCGGCTGGCAGGCCATCCAGTGGGCCGGCGAATGGCTACAGCATGAGACCGGGAAGCCGTGGCGGTACACGCCTGAGCAAGCGCGATTCCTTCTGCACTGGTACGCGGTCGATGACGCGGGCCGCTTCCTCTACCGCGACGGCGTGCTCCAACGGCTCAAGGGATGGGGCAAGGATCCTCTCGGCGCCACGCTCTGCGCATTCGAGTTCGTCGGCCCCTGCCGCATAGACCCGAGCGGCCGGACGGTCGAGGACCCGTGGCACAACAAGCACCCCGCCGGCGTGCCGCATCCGCAAGCATGGGTGCAAACCGCAGCCGTCTCGATCACGCAGACGAAGAACACCATGACGCTGTTCCCCGCCTACTTCACGAAGGCGGCGCTCAAGGAGTTCGAGATCGACCTGGGCAAGGAAATCATCTATGCCCACCACGGCGCCCAGCGCATCGAAGCGGTCACGAGCTCGCCGCGGACGATGGAGGGCGCGCGCTCGACCTTCGTCCTGCGCAACGAGACGCACCACTGGCTTGCGAGTAACGAAGGCCACGAGATGGACGCGGTGATCGACCGTAACCTGTCCAAGTCACCGGACGGCGCGGCGCGAGCCCTGTCCATCACGAACGCCTACGAGCCCGGCGAAGAGTCGGTCGCTCAGGTTGCGCGTGAGGCCTACGAGAATATCGTGCTCGGCAAGTCCGTAGACGTCGGCTTCCTGTACGACTCGCGGGAAGCCCCGCCGGAAGCGACGCTCGACCCGGAGACGTTGCCGGCGACGCTCGAGGCGATTCGCGGCGATGCGACGTGGCTCGACATCCCGCGCATCATCCAGGCGATCATGGACAAGCGGAACCCGCCCTCGCGGTCCCGCCGCTTCTGGCTCAACCAGATCGTGGCCACGGAAGACGCCTGGTGCACACCCCAGGAGTGGGACGTGCTCGCGGACAAGACGCAGAAAGTCGACGAGGGCGACCTCATCTCCCTCGGCTTCGACGGCAGCCTCACCGACGACCACTCGGCGCTCATCGGCTGCCGCGTGTCAGACGGCTACACCTTCACGCTCGGCGTGTGGGACCCGGACCACTACAAGAAGCCAGGCGAAGACCACGGCGAGGCCCCACGCGAGGCCATCGACGGCGCGGTCAGGCAGGCATTCGACCGCTACGACGTGGTCGCATTCTTCTCGGACCTGCATCCGTGGGAGTCATACGTAGACGCCTGGGCGAGAGACTTGGGCAAGGACCTCTGTGCCGCGGCCAGCACGAAGCACCGCGTCGCATGGGACATGCGGGCGCGCCAGAAGGAGTTCACCCTCGAGGGCGCCGAGCGCGTCCACAACGAGATCTGCGAACAGGTATTCAAGCACGACGGCGACGCCCGTGTCCGGCAACACGTCCACAACGCGAGGCGGCGCCCCAACGCCTGGGGCACGAGCTTCGGCAAGGAACACCGCGAGAGTCGGCGCAAGGTCGACTCCTTGGCCGCTCTGATTCTGGCGCGGCTGGCCCGGCATACGTACCTGGCGCTGCCGGAACGCAAGCAGCGACGCAAGCGGCAAAAAGCAGCCTTCTTCTAGGAGACCTATGGCGCTCAGTCAAACAGCAGCAATCGCACAGACCAAGCTCATGCTCGGCTGGCGCGCGGCCGACGCAGACCGACTTGAGCGTCTTTACGGCTACGTCCGCAACAAGCAGCGCTTCCTGTGGCTGCCGGCCGCCGCTCCGC